ATGATTTTAGATTGTTACAATAATAACATAAGAAAAGATGATTGTTGCGGCACAATAACTCAACATTGTTCAAGAGAAGGAATGACAAACGGTTTTAAAGTAATTGAAAATTACAAAATCCGCAGACTCACACCACGAGAATGCTTCAGACTGATGGACTTCCCAGATACATTCACTTGGAAGGTGTCTGACTCTCAAGCATACAAGCAAGCTGGCAACTCAATTGTTGTCAATGTACTTTACAAAATCTTAAAACAACTACCATTATGACAATACAAGACCTAATTGACGAAGTTAAGCAAGAAATCGAGGCAAGAGACCTGGCGTATCGCCATGGAGCCAACAACCGCATGAGATACAAAGTGTATCAGAAATACTACCTCATGCACTATTTGAGAAAGCATAAGCTGACGCTCCAAGAGATTGGCGATCTATTCGGTCTCAAGCATTGCACTGTGTTGTATGGAGCGCAACAAGCTGAATGGTTGAAAAAAGACAGGCTGTTCCTGAAGATGACTGATGACCTACGCCAGAAATTTGAGAAGTACACCGCACTCAATTACCCCATCACAAGAAATCTCATCCATGATGTGATGCAATGTAGCGCATATTGGGAGCTCAAAAAGATACAGACTGACATCAAGCGAGGGGTGTATGGTGAGTTCACAAGCGTGACGGAATGACGATTGCTTTATTGTACCGATTACTGGAGTGATGGTAAACACAACAAGAGCAAAAAATTTTTGAGAGCGTCATCGTCACGGAAAAACGTTAAGTCGCACAATACCAAGGTTTTAACCCTCAAGATTTGCATATTTACCGTCACGCATCGTCACGAAACACCCATTTATTGTCACGAAATGCGTATATTTATAGCCCAAAAAACAACATTTTATGAAAGTTTCAATCTTTAAATCACTATTTAACATCAAAGAAACGCCTTTTGAATTGTCCATTCACGAGGTGTGCAACCGCATAAAGCACGGCAATCCCGAGCTCATCAAAAAAGTATCAACAATACGATCACTGGAGAAGGCTGACCCCGAGCATGACAGACTCAAGTCATCACTGAACGCCATCATGTTCAATGGTACCTTCACCGAGCGAAACGACAGCAGTCTGGTCGAGCATTCTGGTCTGTGCATCCTGGACTTTGACCAATATCCAACCAAAAAGAAAATGATGGAGGAACGCAAACGGCTTATTGCTGACCCTCATGTGATGATGGTGTTCACATCTCCATCTGGCAATGGCTTGAAAGCAGTCATCAGAATACCGAAATCGGACAAGGTAGAGCACAAGCGCAGATTCACAGCATTCGGCAAGTACTTCCAGAGCGAATACTTCGACACAAAGAACAGCAACGTGAGTCGGGTGTGCTTCGAATCCTATGACCCTGACATCTATTTCAATGAGTTCTGCCAGGTATTTGAAGGCATCGAGCAAGACCAAGGATTCAGCTACACCGAGCGCACTCCCATCTGCATCCTATCCGATGAGGACAAAATCATCAGCTTGATTGAACGATTCGACCATGGATGTCAATTCGAGGAGGGCAGTCGCAATGAATTTGTGTTCAAATTGGCAGCTGTGCTCTGCGAGTATGGCATCGGAAAGGATACGGCAGAACAGTACATTTGGACAAAGTATGCTCAAGGAACCAGCTTCAGCGAGCAAGAGATGATAACAACCATTCGCTCTGCTTACAAAAAGGCTTCCTACGGCATTAAATACTTCGAGGACAAGGATACCTTCCAAAGAGTACGTCAAAAGCTCAAGAGCGGCATTGCAGATGATGACATCAAGAAACAACTCAACGTGCGAGAGGATGTCATTGAGGACATCAAGAAAGAGATTCAGACTGGCGATGATATCTTTTGGTCGGTCAATGAGAAAGGCACGATCACAATCAAGCCATCCAACTACTCTGAATTTCTGGTCAAGAACGGATTCAACAAGTACTATCCAGAAAATGCAGAGAAGCCAACCTTTGTGAGAGTCAAAGAAAACAAGGTCAAGATATCATCGGCTGAACAAATCAAGGACTTTGTGCTGAACTATCTCCAAAGCAAGGGTGAGATGGATGTATGGAACTACTGCTCCAGAAATGCATTCCTATTCAATGAGAACTTTATCAATATGATTGACAGCATCAACATACTGATGCTCCAAGATAGCAAGGATGCCTCATACATCCCATTCAAGAATGGAGTGGCAAAGATATCCAAGAATAAAGTGGAGCTGAAGAGTTATATCGATGTCGATGGATACATTTGGGAGAATCAAATCATCGAGCGAGATTTCACTATGTTGGATGACTGCACCAATGACTTCCAAGATTTTGTCAGCAAGGTGTCAGCAGATGATAGAGGCAGAATCAATGCTCTTGAGACCACGCTCGGATACTTGATGCACACCTTCAAGGACAAGACTGACCAGAAAGCAATCATCTTCAATGACCAAGAAATCGATGACAACCCGAATGGTGGCTCTGGAAAGTCACTCATGCTGGCTGCACTCGGAAATCTGCGCAGAGTCGTCAAGATAGATGGCAAGAGCTTCAATCCATCCAAATCTGATTTCGTTTATCAGCGAGTAAACCTGGACACGCAGATTCTGGCATTCGATGATGTGCGTAAAGCATTCGACTTCGAGCAGCTATTCAGCCTCATCACAGAAGGAATCACCGTCAACAGAAAGAATAAGGATGAGATATTCATCCCATTCAACCGCTCGCCAAAGATTGTCATCACAACCAACTATGTCATCAGTGGTGCAGGCTCTTCTCATGACCGCAGACGTCACGAGCTGGAGTTCTATCAGTACTTTCACAGCAAGCGCAGCCCACTCGATGAGTATGGTCGGCTCTTATTCGACTCCTGGACCGATGAAGATTGGTTGAAGTTCGACAATTATATGGTCAAGAACCTTCAGAAGTACCTAACAAATGGATTGATGAAAGCCATCAGCATCAACGCAGATGCCAAGCGACTCATTCAGGCAACGTGCAAGGATTTCTTTGATTGGGTGGAGGAAGGCAACCTCGCTCTCGATGTGTACCACTACAACGGCAGCAAGATTCAAGAATTCACCTCCGAGTTCACATCATTTAAGGAGCTCGAGCCACGCAGATTTTTAAAATGGGTGCAATCGTATGCTGACTATAAAGGCTACAACATCACCAAAGGACGCAATCACAACGGAAGATACTTCATTCTCGATTCGGGAACTCCCAAACCGACTCCAGAACCTGATGACATTTGGGATGAACTTAATGAACAAGCAAAACAATGACACCACAACACCGAAAAATCCTAAAAGATTTACAATTGAAGCACAAAATGGAAAAGTATCCAACCATTCCACCGCACCTCATCGCCCTGGACCAATGGAATGACAACAGCGCAAATGCTCTGACCAAGTCAATCATAGGATTCCTTCAGTTCAGTGGATGCCAAGCCGAGCGAATCAACACGATGGGAGTCTATCGCAAGAAATACCGCACAGATGGAGTTGCCATCGGTGGTCAGTGGACCAAGGGAACCGGCACACCAGGCTCGGCAGATATCTCCGCAACGATCAAGGGACGTTCTGTTAAGATTGAGGTCAAGTATGGCAAGGATAGACAGTCTGAAGCACAGAAAGCATACCAGAAAGCCATTGAAGAGGCTGGTGGTGTGTATGTTATTGCAAAAGATTTTGAAGGATTCTTGAAATTTTATGAGCAATTTTGTGAATCAATCAAATAAATGCATATATTTACAACTCAAAACAATATATTATGACTACAAAAAAAGCGGAGGCTACACTCGCAGAGCCAATGAACATTTGGCAAAAATTACACGCTGCCAAGCAGCAAATCGGAAAGGTTGCAAAGAATGCAACGAATCCTCATTTCAAAAAGAGCTATGCTGACATCAATGCTCTGCTCACAACGGTGGAGCCTATCCTCCACGAGCATGGACTGCTTCTCTTGCAGCCAGTGGTGGGCAATGATGTGGTGACTCGTATCATCGACATCGATTCTGGTGAGGTCATCGAATCATTCATGAGCCTTCCAGTCATCACAGACCCACAAAAGGTGCTCGCTGCTGTCACTTACTTCAGAAGAGGTACATTGCAGTCACTGTTATCACTTCAAGCCGTTGACGATGATGGGAATGGTGCAGCAGATTCACAGAAAGGAAAGCCAACAATCAATGCAGAGCGATTCAAATCAGCACTCGAAGCAATCGAAGCTGGCAAGTACACAGCAGAACAGTTGGCTTCCAACTATGCACTCACTGAAGTACAACTCAAAGCTCTCGCACTATGAAATGGCATCCATCGCAAATCGGTAAGCTGATGACCAATGGCAGAGCCAAGGACAGCATCGGAGAAACAGCCAAGAGCTACATCAAGCAGTGTGCAAAGGAGGATTTCTACAACTACACCACAGAACTGAACAACAAATACATCTGGAAGGGTAGAGAGCAAGAGCTGGAGTCCATCAACCTCATCAACTCGGTGAGGTTCACTGACTATGTCAAGAATGAACAGACCATCGAGAATGACTATCTCATCGGCACCGCTGATATTGTCATCGAGCAGCGAGTCATTGATGTCAAGACATCGTGGTCCTTGGATACATTCCCGGCACTTGTGGAAGATGCAGTCAACCCACTCTATGAATGGCAGCTCAGAGCATACATGATGCTTTATGACAAGCCATGTGCCGAGCTGATATACTGCATGGTCACCACCTGGGATG